TAGGCATTTTACCAACCCAATCTTGATGTATCGAGGACACCGAAAGTGGCGTCGTTTAAAATGAAATACTGGTAGTACGTCATAGGACTTAGGTAAGCGTTAAACGATGTCATTTCGGGTGTCATGTTAATTTCTAAACCTTCAATCAAACTTTGCACAGTATATGTCGTGGCTGAACCCTGAATTTTGTATTCCAAAGGCAGAACCACGGCAGGCCTACCGGCAGAACCAAGCCATTGCCCAACAAAAGTGTTAATAGCCGTAGAGTTTTGGGCCACGTCATCAAAGCCAACAACAAACCTGATCGCTGCAGGGTCAGATTGTGAGTAAGCCAAAAATTGCGCTAAGCCTTGAGCTTGTGCGCCTGTAAAATCAACCGAACTTAACGAGTAGCCACGGACACCGTAGGCGGCAGTCGAAGTAGCGTTAGTTTCAAATCTGTTAAATGAAACATTGTTTAGTGGTTCAACGCTTACGGCGTTCATAAAGTTTTGACCCAAAGTAATTCTTTGGAATTCTTGATAAGCAATAGCGGTGGAACTGGTAGACCTACCAAATGTCAATGCCATTGTTTTGTCATAGATTTTGTTTCGAGCAACCGCATAAATAGTGTTGGTGTTGTACCAAATCACGCCACGTTCAGTAGCCATGTTTTGGTTGATTCGTTGCAACACAGCGCCGTTATAGCCGCCACCCAAACCTAAAGCTTTTGAAGCACCAATGCCGTAAGTGGTGCCGTTTATGGTGTAACCAGCACCTGTGAGTTGACCAGACGCTGGGAATTCGTCTAGTTGTTCACAACACTGTTCTGCAAACAAAGTCAGGTTGTTAATGGTTGTTTGACCAGATCGGTTAAGCCCGTCAGTGCAAGAAATGGTTGCGGTTGATAAACCGACTTGCCCTGGGTAGTCAATGTATTGAATCTCATTGACAAAGAAGCGTTGATAATAAACGCCTGTTGAGTCCATAAAATCTATTTTGTCGTTGACAGTAAAACCAGCAGCTTGATTGGTGTCGTTCTTAATTGTGAAAGTTAAAGACCCACCAGCCCAGTTATCCATAAATGTTTGTCGACCTGTTTTGTATGAGGCAGACAAAACGCTAGTTGTAAAAGTTGTGGCCGTTGTGGCGTTCTTAAATACCCAGGCATATCTAGGCATTACATCGCCCTAGTGTTTAACGGCACTGGGCCTGACATTCGTACATAGCGTTGTAGAGCTGCTACGACAGCGTTGGGGTCTGCTGAAGTAACCGTAACGTTTATGGTGTTGCCACCCATGCCACCGTTTGAACCGTTTAGCGGTATAACGGCCTCAGGCCCTTTTTCACCAATCATCGCCAGGGTCGGGCCCGTTACAATTCCCCCGTCACCTAGCACGGGTATGTCTGGCACTTCGAATGTTTTGCCGCCTAGACCTAGTGGTACCCAACTAGGAACGGTGAAACCTAAAGCGCCCACCGTGTTGTTCCATAGTCCTGCTATGCCGTTAAATACGGCTTTGAATGGTGCCAAAATTGTTTCGGCAACAGTAGAAAATGCGTCGATCATAAAACCAACTATTGACTTAACAACGCCAATAATTTGATCTTTAAATTTGACTACAACAGCTATGGCTATTCCGAATGGGCCACTAAGAATGGCGAGCAGTAACGGCCAGTTGCTGACGACCCAACCAAATCCTTCTTTAATTTTGTTCCATAAAAATTCTGCAGATATTTTGACGCCTTCAACTGCGTCACCCAAAAACCCGAATTTGGCTTCTAACACAACGATGGCGGCAATGATGGCCAAGATAACGCCAACACCTAATGCTGCATAAAGGGCATACGTTGAAATTGTCATGATTGCTTGTGCCGCCGCAACAATGGCTAAAACAGCAGCGTGGGCCGCCATGGCGCCGTTGGTAATAAGAATGACTGCACCAATACCTGCAATGGCGGTACCGATAGCAACGATCTTGCCGGTGTTCTTTGACGCCCAATCTGAGATTGAAAGAAAGGCTGGCATAAGTTCTTCGACAATTGGCAGGACTGCTTCACCAATGGATTCTTTGACTTCTTCCATTCGGATTTTGAGGCCTTCCATGCGGCCTGCTGTTGTGTCTGCAGCTGCTGCCGCCTGGCCACCAAAGGTTTCACTTAAAGCTTGAAACACTTCGCCAGTCGAAGCGCCTTCTTCAATCAACGCTGCTAACGCTGGGTCAAGTTTCTTCAATGGCCCCATAACGCCATTAAAGGCCTTGCCTAAAGCTTCAGAGACACTGCCCAAATCTTTAGAAGTTCCGGCTGATATATCTAGCGCAAGGTTCAACAGGCTTTGAGCTTGTGTTACATCGCCTGTAGCCCTGACCAGATTGCCCAAGGCTGGGCGCAGTTGGTCATCGGCAACAGATACTGCAAAAGAAGTTTTAGTAATAAACGCCTCAATAGAGTCGACTTGTTTGTCGGTTGCACCAGTGACATTTTGAAGTGTTGTGGCTAAAGCCGTAGCCGATTTTTCATCTTCAGCAAACGCTTTTACTGCATCAAACGCCGCATAGGTCAAAGCACCTAAAGCAGCAGCTGCAGGCAAAGCTGCTTTTTGTAAAACAAATTGGGCTTTTTGTCCTGCTGTTTCTAGTTTCTGAAATTCTCTAACTGCTTTGTCAATGCCTTTTGCGTTGAATTCTGAAACTATGGGAATGGAAATAGCCATCAGATCACCTTCATATTTTTGTTGACGCTGGCCATAATTTCTTCAATCAACTTACGCATGTTTGCTTGCAATTCGTCATCGGCACGTTCGTATGACTTCCACATGACACGGCTAGGGCTACCAAACCTGGCGCCCAATACGGTAATCATTTGCTCGCCACGTTGTGTTTTGGCACGGCCTGACAAGTCGAATAATGCGGCGCTTTTGCTGTTCCATTTCAAACCAAAAGTGTTGGCTTTGGTTTTCTTACCTGACACCCACGGCTTAATCAGTTTGGCTTGTTTGGCACCGTCCCACGGCAACAACGCTGTTGCTTCATCTTGCGCCCTACTAAAAAAGTCACGCTGGGTGCCACGGCCTACAAGGCGTGAAGTCTGTCCTTTGGCTTGTGCTGCAGCTTGTCCACCAACGCTGTAGCTACGCTTCCACCCAGACATTGGGGGGCTAGTCGGCAAATGGGCTTGTGCGTCTTTAACAATCGGGGCAACAATGGCGGCGTACTGCCTAGTGATTTCACGGCGGTAAGTTTTGTCAACACCGTTCAAGTAGGCCAGCGCTTCTTTAACCCCAGTCACTTCTATTGTTGCGCTAACGCCCATGGTTACTTTCGGCTTTCGTTGATGACCTTTATGACTGTCGCTAAGTCGTTGGTATCAAACTCTACTTGTTGTGGCCAGTACCCTGTCGCTACTAGAACTTGCGCTAGTGCGTATCGGTAGGTACTGGCAAAGTAGGGCGGTCTGTGTCCTGATTAACTACTTCGAGCACCACCAGCTTCTTTATGAAGTCATCTAGCACCACCGGCACAACAACGTTGTGTTGTTGACATGCCTGGTGGGCTAGATATGCCAAATCTTCAATGCCGATACCGCTGGCCATGTCGCTGGCTTTGCGTTTAAATTTGCGTTCCCACGAAACAATGGTGAAAAGGTTGGTGCTTACTTCTACAGGGCCATCGCCCTGATCGACTCTAAGTGTTAGTTGCATTGTCGGGCCTTTGCTGTTGTGGTTATGTCAGGAAACAACGGTGGAAAGAACGCCACCTTGAAAAGTAATTGAGATGGTGCTGAGTTCGCCCATGGTTGCGTCGATCACTGGTAATTCGGCTAGGAACGCACCTACCAGTTCAAAACGGGGAGTTGTGGCACTAGCAGTGGTCAAAGCGGCGTCAGTAGTCGCAACCTTTACTGTCGTGGTAGTGCCAACAAGAGCTGCAAGAGTTGCGTATGTTTCGGTGGCCGCATAAGACATGTACAGCTCTAGCGTAATTTCCTGATTGAAAAGACCAGACACAAAGACACGGGAAGTCCCACCAAAGGCTGTGGCTTCTAAGGCGTCAACACGATTGGTGACGGTGGCGCTGGTGCACTGGTTGGTCAAGTTGACCGAGTTAATCATTACGCCAGGATTGCTGAGATAAGTGCTTGTCGACATTTTGGTTTAATCCTTTTTTGCTGGTGCTTTAGTTTTAGCAGATTTTGGGGCTGGGCTGTCGCTAGGCACTTCGTCAGATTCAATGAACCCGTGCGCTAGTAACGCTTCAATGTTCGTGCCGGCACCAGGCACAAATTCTTCGCCTACGGTGCCGATCTTGTCGCTAACAATTGTGTATTTCATAGTTGAGTTTCCTTAATCTGTTTGGGCTTGCATGTCAATGGATAAGTCATAAGCTGCAAAAGTTTGGCCACCCACGGGTATGTAACCAGGGCGCCCAGATTTCACGGCGACATTCTTTGCTAGAACCTTCGCACACATGCTTAAAACGTTGCGTAAGCCGTCCAAATTGCCTGGCCCTAGTGTTACTACTTTTACCGAAAAATTCATGGTGACGATGTTGTAGTTAAAGGCGTCAAAGCTGGGTGCGTCAATAAACACGCACGGTGGGTTGATCTTCTCAGGGTCAAACACCACACGCAAACCTGTGATGGTTGCCAGCGTTGTCGCCAGGTCATCTATGGCTTCATTGAACAGGTCGGTGTAAACAGTCATCACGCAACCGCAGGCCGTGGGATACCGGCTAACTGTTTGATTAACGGCGACAGGCCTGACACTGCAGCTGTGCCCATGTCGCTAAAACTTGCGAATTGGTCAATGGCGCCACGCTGTCTGTAAATCGAGCCACCCATCATGATCGTCGCTAGCTGGACATCTGCACTAGGGACAACAGTCAATTGGTCGGTGTAGCCCGACTCTTGACGCCTACGAAAAATGAAGTTGTTGGCGCTGTTAGCACACTGAGTCAAGAAAGCCGTTTCGTCAACACCAGCCAAAGCAATGCCTAGCCAGGTGCCAATTTGTGTGCCGGTAATCCATGTACAAGTTTCGGTAAAAGTCAGGGTGCCAGGTGGAATAGCGGCGCTACGGTTGAGATCGTCGCCTGCATCGTAAAACAACACCTGATTTTGAATCGGTATTGCGTAGTCGAATGTGAGATCACCGCTACTGGTGACACCAGTAAACAAGTATGGGGGCAAGTCGTAAACCGTGTGTGTGCCGTTCAGGCCGTGACCTAAACCTGCAAGGGTGAACGATTGACCCAAACCCAGTTCGGGTTCCGTCAGCGTTTGAACGACTGCGTAATCGTCCAAACGCTGGTGGAAAATAACAGAATAAACAGCCATGGGCGGCTAACCGCCTTTCGACTAAGCCTGGGTGATTTTGCGAATCATGCTTGAGTTAGCTGCAAAGGTTGCGGCGTAACCGAACATGCTCATGGTGCGTGAAATGGTGCTGGGGTTTTCAACCGAAAGCAGGCCACGGTCTTGGCGGTAAATTTCGTATGCGTTGCTGTTGAAAATGACCATGGTCTTTGCGGCAAAGTTGTTGTCAACGACGATTTGCAATCCAAGTGGGTTGGCGTTTTGGAAAGCGTTAATGCCACCGTTACCGATTGCGTTAAACGCATTGAGGCCACCGCCCGTGTAACCAAAGATCGGGCGCTTCTGGTCGTCCGTGAGCTGCATCATCAAACCCCAGGTGGTTGGGTCGACAGCGATATGGGTTGGCAAGAAGTTGGTGGCGGCAACTGTGGTGACTGCACAGTCGTAGATTGACTTAAGCAGGTCGGCCACGGTCAAGTCCCAAACACCATCAGAAGAAGCTGCAGTGACAAGGTTGTCGCAAGCAAAGTTGTCGATTGCTCGCAAGTACTGACCAGCAAGGTCTTGCATGATCACTGCCATAGCGGCAGGATCGGTGAAGTCCACCGTCTGGTATGACAAGGTGGTCGCACCGGCGAAACTTTTCTTTGTGACGGTGTTGGCGGCAATCACGCTGGTGGTTGCTGACACTGCGTCAAACTGTGCGGCCTGCTCTGCAACAGTCGGGTGAGTTGTCCATGTTGGGCGAATGAACGTGGCACCAGTTCCGCCACCAGGCATTGCCCTTGTCCCGACGGCTGTCAACAGCGGCGAGATGTAGTTGATATCCGCAAAAACTGGGCCGAGCAACGGAAGGGGCACAATACCGCCCACATTGGTGCTCGTTACATCGCCAGCGGCCGCTTCAATCGGCGACTTGTGGTAGGCACGGTAATCTTCCCAAACCTTGTTGGCGTTAGCGGCTTCGATACCGCCCTTGTGGATTGCGGCCATGAATTCAAAGGCGCTAGGCAGGCGTGGTTCACGCTTTGCCTGGGCAAAAATTGGTGCCGTGGGAATTACGGTTTCTTCAACAACTGCGGGGCTGGTTTCCATTTTAGGTTCTTCCTTTGGTTCTTCGACTTGTGGCGCTTCCGCCGCTACTTGACTGATCGTAGCACCAGCAAAAGCAGGCGTGGGGACAAGGGAAAGCTCTACCCAGTCAGCCGCCAAAATTGTCATGTTGCCTTCATCGTCGTACTTAAATTCTGTGGGGTTGACACCAACTGAAACGCTGTCAATGACACCGTCAGCTGCGAGCACTAAAGCTTCGTCACCGGCACGTGTGTTTGACACTTTGGCTGTGAAGTACATGGCTTCAGGGCTGTCAACTCGTTCTGCAACCAAACCAACGGGCTGGGTTGAATCGTGGTACATGTAAAGGCGTGGTGCTTTGCCTTCAACGGGCAAACTGCCTGGTGCGAATTGCACGGTGGTGCCATCGCTGACAGTTGCGAAAGTGTTGTAAGGCACTGCAATGCCAGTGATGGTACGGCGTTCTTCACCGTCTGGGCCTGCAGCTTCTACAGCAAATGTGTTTGAAGTAAATCGAATCATGCCAAATCTTCCTGTGTGTTTTCTTGTGGTTCTGTTTCTTCAGTCATGGGTTCCATGACTGCGTACTCTTCTTTTTCTGTTTCTAAAAAGTCGTCGGTATCCCAACAAACATAGGTGCCACGGGGCAACTGTTGTGACAAGGCGGCCACGATTGCTTCGGCATACATTGACAGGCCGAAAGTCCACAAGTCCGACTTAGCGCCAGCACTATTTGTGTAGGCATAACTACCTGTTGAAATACCCAACAAATACGGGGGCACATTGCACAAATTAGCGATTTCACGACTCTGGTAATTAGCGGCGTCAATCAACAACATTTTGTCAGGTGTTGCGTTGGTTTCTGTGTATGTCAAAAATTCGTTTAGTGCAGCTGTCTGATTGGTTGCACGTGCCTGGTTAAACGCTTCGGCCAGTGCGGCAAGTTCAGTTGCAGACAAAGGCTCGCCGCCAGTTTGTTTAAGGACGCCGGCCGGAATCGCGCTTGAGCTATTCCTGTACCTTGCCTCTTCAAGCTTTAGTGACGTAGCGATGGTTTGCTCTGACATGTAAATCATGCCTTGTGTTGGGCTGAAAATTTGCACAACATCTTTGGGGTCTATGGCGCCACCGTTGAAATAGATTTCTTTGGATTTACCAAACCATACGGGTTT